AATCTAATACCTTGTTGATCTACATTTAGATTACTTTGTTGTGTAAAATTTACAATATTATCTTCAGTTAATTCACTACCTGAATAAAAAAACAAAGTATTACTGTTTAGGGGTTCTCCATATCCTCCAGAAGCAAATTGATAATTAAATGATTTTAATAACCAACCTTTATTCATTTTACAATGATATTCATTATTTAATTGTGAGGGTACACTATCATCTAATATTTTTATATTAAATTTTCCTCCTGTGGGGAAATCATCAGTAACAGATCTATTATAAGAATCAAAGCTAGATTGTAAAGGTACACTACTACCATCTGTGTCTTTATCTCTAATAGATATAGTTTGGGTAGATTTATCTATATTAAATATTTTTTGAATACTAATATATGAATGTCCCTTTACTTTTGCATATTGAGGATCTTCTGTACCTCCTATTACTGTAGTAGCGTAATATAAAGCTGTACTTCTATTAGATAAAATTGAACTTTGTCCAAATCCTGTTACATCACCTGGCCAAGTAATATTAGTACCTATTGAAAAATTTATACCTATTATACCTGTTTCTATAGGTAAAGCTTGAGATATTTCGGGATTTGTAAATACATTGGTTTCTTTAGCTTTTAATTTACATCCTTCATATCTAGGATTAGCCCATCCTTTTGTACTTAAAACTGAATCATTAAATTCAACACTAAAATCTCTTAAATCTACTTCTTCATGAATAGAAATTTCTGCAATGTCTATAAAATCAGGGGTTAAGTTTTGACCAAAACCTCCTGGATCTGTAAATTTAAGTATTATATATTGATTAGTACCATAAACTTCAGTTAAGGGTATTTCTATTTGACTTAATCCTGAAGTAGTAGTACCTCCTTCATCTGTTTCTATAACTGTAGAAAAAAGATTGTATTGAAATGAGTCTAAAGGTGTTATTGCATCTGCAAATATATCACTTGCTTCTACCTGAGTTCCTGCTTCTATTAAACTATTAGCTAAATATAATCTAAAATCTGCTACATTAGTAGTGTCTTTAAAAGTTACTCTTACTCTTCTTAATTTACGTTTTTTTCCTGTATTAATGATTAATTGGGCACCACTAAGACCATCATTTAAACTAATAAATTCAGTATTTTGAAATGTAGTTGCAGCATTTGCATCAAATCTACAAGAAGTACTAAATTTATCATCAAAAGCAAAAGATAATTTATTAGTAACTCCCTCAGCATTATTACCATCTACTAAAAGTTTAGTTATATTTAAGTTAGCAGAAGGATCACTAGGGGGGTTAAGAGCAAGATTATTATGATCTATTCTAGTAGTAAATAAACGGATTTTTCTAATTACAGGTGCTGGCATAACTTTATATTATAATATCATTTATGTTACCTATTCCTAGGTTACGATAATACTTATTAGACTTTCTTGCATTCATGACATTTCCTAATAAAACATCTGATTTTCTTTTTATATATTTAGAATTACTAACATGTAATACGGTAGCACTACCTCCAGGAGCTGATGTTTCAGGTCCAAAAGGTTTTATAGGTGCTTGAGAGACATCAGGATCTCCTTTAAAATTTTGAAGAATATCAAGAGTAACGTTAGTACCTTGCACTAATCTTCTTCCTTTACTATCTAAATAAGCTGAACTTGATCCAAAATGTTTAAAATTATTTGAAGTAACAATTTGTTCAATATGAGGATTAGATCCAGATCTTGTTTTTGTTTGTCCTCCTCCCATAGAACCTGTTATAGATTGACGCATATCAAGAATTCTATCATTTAAAGTAAGAGAAAACTCAAATTTTTGATGTAATCCTGGAGTCATTGTTTGTCCATCAGATCTATGAGGAAATCCTTTTCTTGGTATTTTATGTCTTTCTAAATAATGTGGTTCTATTAAAACTCCCGTTTTTAAATTTGCTTTAGCAGGTACAAACTGTTCTATTAATTTAAATAAAGTATGATCTATATTTTGTACTGTTTTAATGTAATCTCCAAAGTTATATCTTCGTTCAACTTTTTTAAAATATAAATCTTTTATTGTTTTTAAATCTTTATAAATTGAAGCTGTTTGAGCTGAAGGTAAAGGATTACCTATAAAATCATCTAATCTAAAACTTCCTAAAGTATAAAGTATGTCTTCATTAATTTCTGTAGTAGGAGAAAAATATACTCCTAAATCTTCATAATCTAAAGGTTGTCTATCTAAAGTTGAGGTTTCTAATCTTGTATTGTGAGTTAAAAAATTTAAATGATCATCTATACTATTTTCATCTATTCTAACTTTTTCACTTGTCATAGAAGATCCTACAGTGTCAGGAGTGGGTAAATGGTGTGTTTCTACTACTTCTTCCCATATAGGATTAGGTAATGATGAAGGTACAAAATCGTCACCTCCTGCAAAGCTTGTAGGGGCATTAGTAGGATCAATAGCAAAAAGATTAATATAAAATAAAGTTTCAGCACTATTACCACCAGGAAAATTATATATAATATTAGTTTCACCTGAAGTACCTGTTTGTGTTTGAGTCATAGTAAGTGACCCATCTGAATTAACTACACAATTTATTTCTCCATTATGTCCATTAGGTCCATTTACAGCATTACAAAATCTTGCTGAATTACCCTCTACTCCTTCAGTAATACCAAAATTATTTGTTCCAAACATTGTTTGAGGTATATCATCTATTGAGTTTTGTGCTATTTCTCCTTCTGTATATTGACTATCAGTTATAATGTTAGTATTAAAAGGAGCATAGTTAATAGAAGTTCCTTGTGCTGATGTAAGTGTAATATAACTAGAAAATAGTAATTGTGTAATTACACCCGTATTAAAAAAAGTAGGAAAAGTAGCTGTAGCTGCAAGAGATTTATAAGATAGGTAAGTTGTAGCTATATTAGGGTGATAACTACCACTGTCTCTTTTATCATTACTTCCTAAAGGTAATCTTAAAACTATATTATCATAAGAAGAAGACATCGTATTACCTGAATACATAAAAGGTTCTAAAGCATGTTTTGTTAAAGTATCATGGTTTAAAGCTTCTCCAAAATGATATCTTACTTCCTGAAGAGATCCTGAGTATCTTAATGTATGTAAACTGTCATAAGCTGGATCTCCACTAGTAGGCATTCCCCCAAAATAAGCATATCTAGCTCCTCCTTCAGTACCTGTAGTAGATCCATCTAATAAATTACCACTAGAAGATACCATACCAAAAGATACAGATCTAGTAACTTCTGATACATCAACACTACCTGAAAAAGTAAATACATTACCTAAAAAGTTAGATTGATAAGCACCAAAAGTTATTGTATGTTTATCATTTTCAGGGTTTGTTGAAGAAACATCTCCATTAGCTTTAATAAATACATTCCAAAAGTCTCCATTAAATATAGGAAATGTAGCTGTTGAAGCTGTTACATTATTATTTAAATATAAATCTATTTTACCAAAATTTAAACGATCAGCTGAAGCTGATACATCATTTCCTGTATGAGGATTTAATACTAATACAGGATCTAAATTTGTATTAGAACTAGATAAATTAAATAAATGAAATTGTTCATTGTCTACTCTTTTAGGTTTAATTCTAAATTCTACAGTTTTAGGTGATCTATTTAAAGTATCTGTTAGAGAAGAAGACCATCTTGTTTTTACAAAATATTGATTTACCCCAGTAATTCCTTTTAAAGCTAATCCTGATTTTTCATATCTAAATGTTTTATAACCTGGGTTTATTCTTGTTGCATCATTATCTACTACAGATCCTCCGTATTCTTTTACGTTTAAAATAGTTGAAGGAACACCATAACAACTCATTAAGGCTCTTAAACCACGTTCTGTTCCTTTTGTTTTTACAAGATAAGGAGCATTATGGTATATTCTTTTCCATATTTCTTTAGTTATATCTCCTTTAGGAATAGATCCATCATTAGAAGCAGTAACTAAAGTTTCAGATGCAGAAACAGCAAGTCCTACACCATTAACAATTCCTGAACTTGAAGGATGTCCTGAACTATAATTATAAAAATGATCTGTATCATAAAATTTACTGCCTGAAGTTCCTTCTCCTAGTATGTATTCTGTTAGTTTTGAGTTTTCAAATTGATCAAATGTTTCAAGACCTAAACTTTTTAATTGATGGTAAACTAATTCTTTAGATATTCCTCCTATATGTCTAGAATCATTTGCTTCAGTTATATGTTTTATATAAGTCCATATATGGTCAAAATGTTGCCCAAACATATTTATTATTCCTAAATAATAGTTATTATCAGGGTTATCTGATATATGTAAGGGTATAGTTTTAGTTAAAGAATAAGGATTTTGTCTATCAAATAAAGAAGCAGATAATAATTGACCTCCATAATAAGTATTATCACTATTTTCATTACCTAACCAAGTTAAAGCTTCAGAAGAAGATACAGAATATAATATATTAGAAGTAGAATCTTGTTTGGGCCATACAAAAGGATTAGATCCCGTTGTATAATATAAAAACTTTTCATATCCATCAAGTCCTTGTAATATTTTAAGTTTTTTATCTTCTGTTTCTGCTTTTCCATCAAAAACACTTAAAGTTCCTTGTTCTATTTGACTTATATCTCTATTATAAGATTCTATTAATTTAAGTTTATATTCAAAATTTCTTAAACGTTCATGAGCACTACCAAAATGTATAAAATTATCAAAATGATAAGTTTCTTCTAAATTTTCTCCTTTAAAACTTTCAGATACTGGTCTTATATAATCATATTGAATATCTGGTATTTCTTTATCTTCTAAACGACTTAATAGATGTTGATAAGAAGAAGTAAGTTCATATTTTAATATTTCATCATATGTTTTATATTCAGAAGGAATACTATTTTGTTGTCTTACATCTATTTGATAATTAGGACCCCTAAGAGAAGTTGAAGAATCTACTTCTTGAAAAGTTCCTAAATCTATAGGTATTACTATAGGTTCTACTATTGATTCTACAATAGAAAAATTTCGAGAACTATTTATATCACTACGTAAAGGTTGATTTAATTTAATAAAAATTTCGTGTGTTTCCGGATTTTTATTCAATAAAATATTTATTCCTCTAACTAATTGATCATTTCCAAAATTTAATGTAAATTCTTGAAAATAAGCAGATGTTTCTATTTCTGAAATAAGGCTACTAATAGCAGGATCAAGAGTTGCATTTTGAATATTAGGAGTTATAACTCTAAGTTCAGTTTTTGTAGTTGATATTTCTTTAATAGAAAAAGGTTTTAAACCCGTTTGACCAGCTCCATAACTTGAAAATGCTTTTTCTTTAAAAACATTTAACTTTATAACATATTGACCTGTAGTAAAAGATCTATCTTTTAAAATTTGAATAGGATTTATAGCTATTTCATTAGAAATTTCTCCTTCAGTAGGTAAGGTAAAATCTGCAAAATTATATTCAGTAAAAAGAAGTTCTTGGTTTTGACTATAAATGTGAAGTTCTATAAAATCTTCAGATTGACCAAAAGATCTTTGTATGTCTTTAGAATCTACTAAATTTGAAGGAATGTTTAATCCAGGTACATTTAATATTTGATAATTTTCTGCCATTGTTATTTATAAATATAACATAGATATGTTTTTAATAATTAGTAATTCTATCTGATGTTGAAAGTTCACTTAAAGTATTTGTAATAGTTGTATTAGTAGAAGGAGAACCATAAGTATTAATTAAATAATTTAAACTTAAATCAAGACCAAATGAATTTACATCAAGGGTACTTGCTTCTAAATCTGTTGGATTATTTATAGGAGGTCCTTCAGGTATTAAATTTAAAGCTGTTTGAGATATAGGAATAGCAAAATAAGTAGGATTTTCAAAATTAGAATTTAACCCATTTTGAATTCTTATATTTTCTAATATATCATTATTCGCAATAAATCTCTTTCTATATGATTGTATATAATAAAATTCATTTAAAAGAAAATTTCCATTTAATGTATCTTTTCTTTGAAGTACTGAAAAATTTCTTATTATAGAATGTTCCTCTACAATTGAAAGCTTACTTTCTAGTGCAGATTTTATTTGAGCATATAAATTATTTATATCTTTACTTCGAGGGTGTATAAATTCTCCTATATATTCTATACCTCTTTCAACTATATGTTCATGTGAATTCATACCCTTAATAGGTATATCATAAAATAAACTTTTATATAATTCAAAAAAAGTTTTTATTTTAAAATCTTTTAATGATAATTCAGTAAATTCTGTATTTAAGTATTCTTTAGTTTTTTTATGACCATAAATAGTTTTTTTTAAATTTATACTATCTAATGTTTCAGGAGCAGAAGTATCTACAAATTCAGATGAATTAAAATCTTTAGGGGTTTGAGAACCCCTAGCAGGTAAAAAGTTTTCTAAATTTCCGTATCCGTTAGACATAATTTATTTTTTAATGTGATCCATGGCTAGGTGCAGTAAAGAAGTTAGGTCTACTTATAATCATATCATATGGGTTACCATGAGTACTTGAATGATCTTTTAAATAAACTCTACACAATCCTGGAAATACACATTTAGCATAATTACTATTTCCCGATAATACTGGACTCCCATTCATAACTGATTCATAAGAATTTCTTGTTTTACGCCAAAAACCACTACCTATATTAAACATAAAAGCAACTTTTTGACTAACTAATAATTTTTTACTAGTAGAAGCATTGGATTTTGCAGCAAGAGGATAAAATGATACTAAATCAGTATCTTGGTTAGTACCTCCAATATTTTGTCCTATTATATAATATAAATCTCTTAATTCAAAAATAGGAGCTCCATAAATATGACCTGCATGTATTTTTCTATCTCCACCAAAAAAGTTATTCATATCATAATAACCATTATATATGCTATTTAAACTAGCATCTCCTATACCTGATTGAAGACCACTTCCATTTAAAGCAAAATCTGTAACAGTACGTGATGGTTTATAATAACTGCTTTCACTATTATCTAATATTTTTTCTACAAATTCAGGTTCTCTTGCTTTTATATTTTCATAAGAGTAAGGATCGTTTGAACTTAAAGAATCAATAGGGCCAAAACTATCATTATATCCCATATTTGTTACAATAAAATTATCACTTGATGGGTAAGGTATATATTTACCTCCTTCTCCTCCTGTAATCATTCTTACTTTACTACTATTACCCCCTTGCGGACTATCAAATCCTTTACTTCCTCCATCTAACCAATTACCTATAGCTGTAAAATTGCTATATTTATAGGTTTTTGCTATTCCTGTAGGTACATTATAATAAAATACAGCAAAATTTGATTCAGTTCCATCAGCACCATAATTAGGAATTAAAACATCTATTGAATGTATTTCATCTGTATTTCCATCATTATTTAAGTCTCCACCATAAAGGTATTCGGTTCCATAAGATGAATTTAGAGGAATATATTCACCATTTATTGTATCAGAATATCTTATTTCTCTTGCAAACCCTAATATATAAACTCCTTCATTTATACCTGAAATTCCAGGTTCCATCATTTCAACTTGGCCTGTTCCTTCATTTATAACAGAAGTATTTTGATTACTAAAAGCAGCAGGGACAGATTCATATTCAGATCCTGCTATTTGGGTTCTATGTATTATTTTTTCAGATCTAGTACCTGGAGGTAATATTAATGTTTGTTGTTGAGAACTTAAATCATAATATACTATTTTACAATCACCATTACTATTACCATTCTGTAATTGACCCCCACTAAAAACATGATTTAAATTTATAGCATTGTCAGGATCTGATGCTCCTCCTGCACATAAACAAATAAATTGAGATTCTCTATAATCAAAAAGATCAGTTATTTCTACTGTATCATCACCTAATAAACTATCTGCTGTTCTATCTATATTAATAAGATCAATATCATTATCAACATTAAGACCTGATATGATACTACTTAGTTCTATTTCAGGAAGAACTTGTTGAATAGTATCATTACTAATATTTTGGTTAAATCCTAATGCTTTTTTTATAGTTATATAGGTATCTAAATTAGTTATAGATCTTTTTTTTCCTTTTACCATTATATAAACAGGCAAACCATTATTGTTAGTAGCAATTCCTCTTAATAAACTACCATTTGGATAAATAGCATTTTGGTTATTAATTGCAATTTCTTTTTCAAATATTTCTGCATTTATTTGTTCTATAGCTTGGATTAGTTTTTCAGTTTCTTCATCACAACTTACTTCAGATTCATAATTTGTAGGTAAACAATAATCAACAAAGTTATTAATAAATTCTTTACTATCTTTAATTAATTCATAATGAGTTTCTTTATTAGGAGCTTTTAATTTTTCTATTTTATAAAATAAATCATTATATATAGTAAATAGTTTTTTAATATCTATCTCCCTATCTACTGTAATTAGTTCTTTAAAATCTCTATTTAATCCTTTTTTAGCAGCTTTATTACTAACTACTCTTTTTTTTAAGGGTATAGTTTTTTGGTTTTTAAGATAATAAAAAGTTTCATTTACATTACTATTTAGTAAAATTGAAGTTTCTTCAAGTATTTCATTACTAACATCCTCAGTATTTGTAGTAGTATTATTATTGGTACCAGTACCTGTACTTATGGGGGTAGGTCTTGAAACATCAGGGTTTGTTGATGCTTCTTCCATATTATTATTTAAATTTGAAGAATATCCATTTGCCATTATCTAATAACTTTAAATATGTAATCATTATCATATATAGTAGTACCATCAGTATTTATATGTTTAAATAATAATCTATAGTATCTTTCAGGTTGTAATCCTTTCATATAAATTTTAAAAAACATTCCTTCTGAATCAGCACTCATTTTAGTAAAGTTATCATCAAAAGGTATAACTTCTTCTTCAGAATAAGCATCTCTAATACTATAAAAAGAATTTGCTGTAAAATAACCTGCATCTAAAAAATTAGAAGAAGTAACAAAAGTTCTTACAGGATACTTATCTCTAACATTTACTCTAAAAAGAGCTATATCATTTTGATTATATTCTTTTTTATTTCTATATAGGGATACATTTAATTCTCCACTATTTTTAGCTTGTGATGTGTATTCATGAGTACTATCATCCCACCTAAATGTTAATTTTGGAGGGTAAATTGTATGGGTATCAACTGAAAAATATTGCATTTCTCCAAAACTACTACTAGTGTTATGTTCTATAGAATCAGGTTGTTTAATTAAAAACCCATGGTTTTCTATTCCTGAAGGTAAATTACCTTGGTTATGTGTTTGACTTGCAAATAAACTACTACTCCATCTTTGCATTATACTAGTTACTTCAAAATTAGTATCTAATGTATCAGCATTTAAAAACTGTTGAGTAGAAGTGTAATTACTACCTGTCCACCAAGTTCCTCCCCCCGCTGTTAGTAAATCTGTATCAATAGAGCCTGTACTTCCTGGGTAAAAAGTAGGAGATGAATCATCAGTACCTCCTTGGAGACTAAAATTAGTCATAGTACTATGTTTTGAAAATACTGCTTGATCATTACCAGCAATAGAACTTGTAGTTACAACTATGTTACCTATAGTTCCTTTTTGTGATGCTGAAATAACTAAACCACCTACTGTAGGCCATCCTGTTTCTAGCATACTAGCACTAACAACAGCAGATGAAGAAGCAGCAATAGCGTTACTTAAATTTATATTTAAAAGTTGTACTGATGAGCTAATTTCAACAAAAACTTCTGTATCAGTACTAGTAAATAGAGAAGATGATAAAACAGGGATATAAGAAACATTACCTATAGTAAATTTATGAGCTGATGCTGAAGGCATTTTACCAATAACATAAGAACCAGAACCAAAAGTTAAACCTGTTACTGAACCAGTAGGCCATATAGTTTTTGATATACTATCATCTCTAAATAGCCAAGAACATCCATTAGAAGAAGTAGGTATATTTGAATACCTTCCTTTACCTTCATGCCATGATTGTGATACAGCAAAAACATCTAAATTTAAAATAGTAGTTAAATTTTTAGGTTCAGTTTGGAATAAATTTAAATTAACCTTAGTAGTATTATTATTAAATGTAGAAGATCCTATAACAGAAGAAATAGTTTCTTTTATTTCTTCATTTTTAAATTTAATTAATACTCTAGAGGGATAATATTTTTGATCTGTATGTTTCTCTTTTACAATTTCAAGTATTTCGTCTCCTCCTGTATTTAGAGTATCTCTATTAGGGTGACTATATATTGTTGAGTCAATTTCGGGAAATAAAGAATAATATGCCATTTTTAATATGTTGTTACTCTACCCTGAATATCAGAAGTAGGAAATTTAAGTTCAAATATACTTGGGTCTAAAGAGGGATATATTACCCCATCTGTAGTTGCCCTTTCTAAATCGTATTTATACTGTGAGTATCCTATACTGATACCCGTTTTATTATTAAGTGTAACTTCTTCTACTGTTTGTACTCCTTGTACTCCTCCTATTAGGTTTTCTATTTCAGATATAATAATTGGTTGGTTTATTTGCCATCTATCTATATTAAAATAACTTTTTAATTCATTAATACAATCTAATAAAACTTGTTGGTTGTTAAAGCTTTTAAAAGTTGTTATAGAAAAATCTAATCCTATATTAATAATAAAAGCATCTTTAATATTAATAGCATCCGTTAACATTCTATATTGTTCTAAATAAGTAGCTAAATTTGTTTTTGTAGCATTATTTAAAGTTGTAAGTTTTTTATTTCCATCATACCCTAAGGTATAAAGACATAAACCTAAAGGATTAGGAATTCTGTTAGTTTCACCTGTATTTGAAGGGGATATTTGATCGTCTTGAACAATATGAGCTTTAGTTATTGTTCCAAATTTAGAAGGCATAGATAAAGTTCTAATAATATAATCATTTAAAGTTACTGTTCTTTTTTGTGTAGAAAAATTAGCCATAGCATTTAATCTAAGTTCTTCTAAAGTATCTCCACTTCCCCCTCCTTTAGCAGGTTCAGGATTTGTAACTCCTACAGATGATTGTACAAAATTTAATAAGCCACCATTTAAATTAGGTTGGCTTGTTATGTTTACAAATCCCTTATTAACAATAGTATTAGATCCTACATTTGATTCTAAACCTCCTCCTTTTAAATATGTTACGGTTAGTGTAGTATTAGAGGGAACTTGTCCATAAGCTCGTGTGTACATAAAATTTGAGGGATCATAAGCTATATCTAATTTACTAAAGCCATCTTTAATCCCTAAACCAATGTTATCAGGATTAGGTATTATTTCTTCATCTGATTTATCACTTATACCTGCACCAAATTGAAGTTGAAGATTATCATTATCTAAAAATCGGGTTACAAATCTTCTTGGTACTTTTTTTATTTTTAATAGATAGGGAGTTTGAATACTAGAACCTGCAAGTTTGGGATCATTAGAATATATATTTTCTAAATCTACAAATTTAGTATCTTGAGCTAAATATTCTACTTCTTCCCATGAATTACCCTCAGAATCTACTACGGATTCTATTTGTATTATATTATCATCAAATAAATTTAGTGTTTTATATTTTTGAATTTGTCCTACTTCTATTTCTTTTGTTTTTGATTCAGCAGAAACAGCTCTAACTGATTTTTTTAATAAATAATATTCAGGATTACCTGACCCATCAAATTTATATACACTAAAATTAGTAGGGTCTAAAGAAGAAGAAACATTAAATCTAAGATCTTTAGTAGTATAAAAAGAAACATTTCCATCTGTTTTAAAAGTTGAACCTTCACTTATAGTTAAAGCATATGATAAATCAGGGATATATTGACTAGAGGGTAAAGAGGGGACTACTTGAAATACTTCTAAATTTACATTACTAGCTGCTGTTACTTTAGGTTGGTATCCTAAAGAATATGCTATATTGTATATATTTTCTCTTTCTTGAGCTGTGTTTAAAAAAGTTTCTTTAATTTGAGTATCAGTATAAAAAGATAAAACATCACCAACATATGCCGCCATTTCTAAAAACATAGTAGCTGGGTTACTTTCTGAAAAATCATTATAAGTATTAGGAAAATATGATTGTGCAAAATTTTTAAGTTTAGATTTAAAAGATGAAAAATCTTTACTTAAATAATTAATGTCTTTTTCTTTTATTTTATTTGATACCTTATTGTAAGCCATTATGAGTTAAAATTTAGTTGTATAGCATCTGTAGTTGAATCTATTTTATAGCTATATATTATTTTTATATATAATAAATAATCTGCCTCAGAAAAATCTGAAATAGAATCTATCAAATTTATTTGAGGAATATAAGTATTTATTTGTTTGTTTATAGCATTATTTAATGTTCTAGAATCTGTTACTTGGGAAAATAATAATTTTTTTATTCCTACACCATAAGTAGGTAAATGTAATCGTTCTCCTGGTTCTGTTAGTAATAAATTAACAAGATTAGTTTTAGCCTGTTCTTTAGTTGTTCGGGTTCCTTGGCTTAAACTTTTTTCATTTAAAGGAAAAGATACTCCTAAAGTTATATCTTTATTTATATCTAAGGGGTTTATTCTTCTAATAGTATTTATAGCCATTATTTACCTTTTTTTTTATTTATTGCTTCCATTAAGCCACTATAATCTCTATTCACAGCATTTGCTACTGCAGGAGGTAAACCTTCTGAAGGCATGATATTGGGAGAAGAAAAAGGATCAGATAAAGAAGCATGTGGTTGAGATGTTTCTGTATTTGTGTTACCCATAGCTGTTTCATTAAGTAAATCATTTAAAGTACTATTTTGGGCAAATTGTTGTTTTTTATATTGTTTTTTAATAGGAGTATTACCTATTATTTTTTCATTTAAAGAGGATTTTAATTTAGTAGGTTCTTCTTTAATTATAGGTTTAATTTCATCACGTAAATCTTCTTTAAGTGATTTAATTTCTCTGCGTAATGCATAATCAATTTCTTCTCTAACTATTTTTCTAATTAGGTTTTCAAATGTTTTTGCTTTCATAAGTAGTGTTGTTTATTATAAATATATTTAAATTTAGGAATTATTAGCTTCTATGTTAACTAATTTTACTTTATAGCTTTTTAATTTATTATAATTAGGTATAGATTGTTGAGTAATATGATCAAATTCTAAAGCATATAATCTTTCTGCTATTCTCATCATACCTTGGTTTTGTAAAGCTTCATTAAGTTGTTGGAAAGCAAGAGATAAATTATCTGATATTCCTGTATCTACATCTGCATCATCTATAATATCAGCAACTGATAATGTTATAATTTCTTCACTTTCTTCTATATTGTCTTCAATAATATTACAACTAGTAACATATTGTAAATATAAATATTCTAAAAGAATTTTTTGTTTAAATACTATTGCTTGAGTTTCTTCAATTTTCATTTTTGCTTTATTAATAGTATTTAATAATTTAAAAACTTTTTCTTGATAAGTAGGAATAATTGCACTATACCCACTAATTATTCTAAGAAATAAACCTTGTTTATCTTCTGCTTTTTTTAAGGCTTTAGTTAATTGACCTATTATTCCACCAGTTCCTATCCCCCCTAAAGCTTGTAAGGCAAGAGGACCTACTACTAATACAATATTTAAAGCATTAATAGCTGGTTTTAGTATATCTAAAATACCTGTATTGTTGTCGTTTGTAAGTTTGTTTAAAACTTTAGTATTTACTTCTGATACTCTTTTATGTTGTTTTTCACAAAACAAATGTGATGAATTAAGAATTTCATCAATTTTAGTTAATTTTTTATTTATTTTTTTAAAAATATTTTCTATTTTTTGTTGTGCTCTTTCACTACATGCTTCTGTTGTGAATTGGTTTTCTAATTCTCTTTTAGTGGGAATATCTTTTTTTAATTGTAAAAGTTTATGATTAGCTTGTTTTTTTAAATCTTTTTTTGCTTGAGAAAATACCCTACTAGCATTGTTAGTTAAATATTGTCTTATAGCTTGTTGAGGGGATCTTTGACCCATATAATTTATTCTTTATTTGCTAGATATATTTTATTACTTAAAAAAGCACAATTATCAGCATTTGTTAAGTTATTATTTTGATCTACAGACAAATCATCTCTTAGAGCTTCTAAATCTGATTTTCTTTGGTTAATTACTGTTATGTTTCCTTCACTAGCTGTTGTATCTTTTCCTGTACTATCAGCATATCCTATTTCTCCATTTATCATGTCTAGAATTTCTACCATTTCATCTATAAGTCTATTTAACCAATCTCTTAAAGCTGTTCCTAATACTGCTCTTTCTGTAGGTAAAGTTTCTGCATCTATATTTTTTTTTAGCCCTAAATATATTTTAGGAGAATTAATTACTACTTTACTATCACTATCTTTACCATCACTAGTATCAAAATATATACTGCCCCTAGTATTAAATCCTATTGCTTTATCTGAATAAAGTAAAATAGAATCCTCTTTAGCATTAAATACTATTCTATCTGAATTAATTATTGCTTGAGCTCCTCTATATTGGTCAATAGGTTTTGGTATATATGTCATATTTTATTTATAAAAAATTAGAAGGAGTTATAGCTTCCTTTATATTATCTTGGTATATTCTATCTATTCCCCTTCTTGTACCTTCATACATATTATGATAATAATCATTTTCAGATGCCAAAGTTGTATTTTCAAAAAGTTTATTAGAAACATAAGAAATATGAACCCAAGAATTTTTTCCTCTTTCAGGAAATGCCCACATTAAATTAGTATATTTATGCCCTTGAGAAAGATTATTAACACACCAATTAAACAAAGCCATATTATTTCCTTCATCTGGTGTTCTTATATCTGCAGCATACCCATAAACATGTTCACTATTTGTTGGGTTTTCGCCTAATATTTGATTTAAATGTTTACTTCTATAAACAGAAACTAATTCTAAATTACTAAATTGATCCATAATAGGATCTATACATCTTCTAAATAAAAATTTTAAATTTTCAATAATAAAAGATTGATTTATACCTGTATCTATTCCTGGGTAATTATTTAAACCATAATTACTATAGTTACCAAAAATTATTGATTCAGCTTCTCTAATTAATTGTATATCATCTTTAAAATAAACATAAGGAGAAATACTATTAGAAGGTCTTATTTGAATAGAATCATCTATAGTATTATATGAAGAAGAAGGAATATCTTCAGGGTTTAAATAATTTCCTTCTGTTATAACTCCTAAATATTCTTTAACCTTAATGGTCTTTTTACCTTTATTATTTATATCTATATAGAAACCTACTTTATCTCTTTGATAAAAAGCATTTGTATGATAGTAAGATTTAGGGGTAGATTCAATATTTTGTGACTGAGGAGTTGAAATTAAATGAATTAATTGAAAATTTTGTCCTATAAGTTGGTTTAAATTTATTTCTGTAGAACTAGTAGGGTATGTAGTAGGGAAATTTAAATCATTTATATTAGTTTGTAGTGTAATTTTATTATTATCTGTGTTGCCCTCTACTAAATAATAAGGGGTTATTTCATTTCCATCTATATTAGTAAGTTCTGAATTTAAAGTATTTTCTTCTATTAAATTAGGTATTGTAGGTTTTGTTATAATAACATCTTCATCCTCATCATCGGGTAATATATCATTACTTAATTGAGGGGTATAGATATATTTAGTACCTTTAAATCTATTTTCATCATCTGTTTTATCATCGTCAGGGTTTATTTTAGCTAACATTGATAAAGCTTCTACCCCTGAGGGGGTAAAGCCAAATATTTTTTGGTTAGAAGTTAAATATATACTGGAAGGATCTGTATTTATATTTTCTTTAGTATGAATCCAAGATTTATTAAGATTATCATCTCCTGTATATAATTTAGAATCTTTTGAGTACCCATTTGATATAATAGTGATAGGGTCTCCTATATTTCCTTCTTGACTCCAGCTGTTTTTTTGATTTTCATTTAAAAATCTATTATTAATAGTAGACCCCATTCTAATAGAACTACCAAATCTACTCTCTAATATATAATCTCCTTCATAAGGTAATAATTGTTTTATAGGTAATTCTCTAAAATATTCTCCTAAGTCTATATTTAAATTTTCTTCTACAGATGTTTTATCAGGTAATATTCCTCTTTCTGCTTCAAAATAATTTTGCATTTTTGATGAAGCTAAATCACTATTTTTAGATGCTTTAGGAAAGGCATTATGGTTTTGTTGACCCCACAAATTACATTCTCCTGGTAAATAATAAGTATGTTTAACAATTTTAGTATTATATCCTTCTTTTGAAATTGTTTCAAAAACTAAAACTATTTCATTTTTTAGGGGATAATGTTTAATAAGATTATTAAAAGGTTTAGCATATAATTTACTTTTTGTTTTTTCATTTATTAATTCATACTCAATATGCCCCACAGCACTATGTCCTTGGGGTCCCCCTAATGTTTTAGCTAGTTTAGAAGTAGAATTAAGTACTATATCTAAAACTCTAGCAGGTCGAAATTTTATATTATCTCTTTCAAATAATGCCATTATTCAGGTTTTTGTAATTTTTTGGGTTCTACTGTTTTAGATATTTCTTCAGCTACTTCTTGAAGTTGTTGCATTTCTTCATCAGTTAACATACCACCATCTCCTGTACTAGTATTACCTGTAGATAAACGTTGAACTATAGCTGCCATTTTTATTAACTGGTCATCATTTTTAACACTAATTTCCATATATTCTTTAATTAGGGGTACTACTACTGTAGCATCTCCCAAACTAGTAATAAGAGGACGTAATTCAGCTATTAAAGAAGCTAATTGTTTTGATTTTTTACTTTGATTTTTATGAATTTCTTTTAATAAATCAGAAAATGATTTATCATCGAATATTATTTGGTTTAATGAATCCATATTATTTATTTATTATAAATATGGAAAGGATTAAATTCTCACATATCCTGTTTCACGATATTCATTATGAAGCTTATAATATAATTTCTTTAAATGTTTAGTTACTTTAGTAATTACGGGAGTATCTACATTTGTAATTTCACGTATATAAATATAAAGAGCTTTTTTATTAAAAATTTCTAAATTTTCTCTTCTTTTAAATAAAATATTTACAGCATCGCACACTTTTCTATCATTATCTTTTTTAAATATAGTAAACATATGTTTATCTACATATGATGTAAAATAATCTATAAAATCTTTTAATTCTTGTTTACGTGCAGGTCTACCTAGTTGCTGCAATACTCCACTATCTTCATCAGCCGCCATAACATCTGTTGTTATTTTTTTCTTCTTATAATTATTATTATTATAAAGTATAAGATAATTTTTTCCTACAATACTGAAATAACTAAAAGCTTTACTACCTCTTTCTGGTTTAAAATAGTCTAATTTTTCTAAAAGAAAACACATTACTTCATGTTTTAAATCTTCTAAATTATCTACTTCTGTATAATAAAATTTAAAAGTGTGAATTAAATTTTCTGCTAATTTATATAAAGCATAATGAATACGGGTTTTATATATGTAATCTCTTTCATCTTGGTTAGTAGATGCTAAGTATTCTGCTATTGCTGCTTCTGTGTCTTCTGTGAAGTATCTTTTTTTAGTTCTTTTTCTACCTCTTTTCTTTTTAGGTGGGGGGATAGAGTTTGCTTCCAATTTAATTTTTGGTTTTGTAATCATATATTAATTAAGTGTAAATTCGTTTAATGCTTCTTGTATTTTTTTTACTTCTTTAAAAAACCATCCTATTTCATCGTCAGCATAAAATACATTTTTTCTATCTACTTCTTTTAACCTCTTATCACATTCATTTATAGCATCACTTTGTTTAGTTATAAAATCTTCTAATTTTTCATTTTTAACAAGTAAATTTCTAAGAGAAAATCCCATTGCCGTTACGAATATACTAAGTATTGTTGTTGATATTATCCACCCCATAATTAATCTTTAAAAAAAGAATCTATAACATCCAAAGTAGCGTTAGATAAATTTGGATTATTCTTTGTATTTATTTTTTTAGCATTTCTCATTGTTTTATCTCCTTTAGAACCATTTGTTGGTTTTGATTGTTTGGGAACTGCATCTGTTGCATTATTCCAAATTTCATATTCAATTTGAGCTGCCATATGATCTGCCTGATGCATAAGAAGAGGTAAATGAGAACGTAATTTAGTTTCTTTCATACCTGACATAAAATAAAATTTATTACTTTCATCATATAAACCATCATGTATTTTAATACCAATAAATTCATTTTGGCTTACTTTAACTCCAATTTCTTGTAATAAGAACAAAGATCGTTCTGGTATTTTCATAGCAGGAATATCAGTATTAAACTTATAAATTTGACCTAATTTATCAATATGCCATTGTGAGTCGTTTGGTTTATAGTATTCGCCTTCTTGCTGGCCCATCTTGCCCAAATCATGTAATAAAGCGACGAAATGCATTTCCTCAATTGTATATGTGGATATATCACCCCCCATTTTATTCCACGTTTTATATAATTCATTTGAACAATCAAAAACACGCAATACGTGGTCAACATAACCACCAGCAAATGCTGAATGATGCCAATTTTTTGCTGCTGCGGGCATCATCATCATTCTTTCTTGATATTTTTCCATAAATGGAATTAATATATCTGCTCGTTCTTTAGATATATTTGTTTTTATTTCACTAATATAGCGATTCCAATTTGATTGGATTTTTTCTGCTGATAACATAACCTATATTTTATTAAAGTGGACGTGTATTTTGTACTCCTCTAGCTCCTAAACCTGTATTTCCGGGTCCACCTGCTACAGTAATTATATTTTGTAGATTCTCATAAGCATCTTTTAGGGGACCTTCTTCCATAAATCTAATAGCCTCTTGTTGATTACCCTTCTTTATTAATCTATTAAGAGCTAATAATGTTTGATCTAATCTATCTAAAGCCGTTTGTACTTGTCGTGCGTATTTCATATTATTTTTTTAATTTATATTGATGTGTAATAAGAAAATTTGGTGAATCCAAATTTATTGTGATATTTTTACAAACTTAGATGAATCATTAGTAGATGAATAAGCATATCTTAAAATATCATCTAATATTTCATTTGCAGGTTGTGGTTGATTGTCTTCAAGTCTTTCTACAAATTCTAAACTAAAGAAATTACCTACTTTCCATGTTAATTTTGATGAATTATATTTTTCTTCAAAAGCTTCTTTTGATATATTTTCAATAAATCTATCATATAAGTAATATAATTTATTATAATGATTTTTATCATTTGTTTCAAAAGATTTTCTTACTTCAGATGCAGCAGGTAAAGGGGATAAACCATTATTTTGTAAAATTGTATTTATAGCTTCTCCTCCTGCTTTACCACCTTGAGCAATTTTTCCATTTACTTCTACAGCAAATCCTCCTAATCCTCCAAACATTCTAGCGGTTGCAGTACCTCCTGTAAATAATATAGTAGCTCCAGATGATTTAGGGGTAGTTTTATACCCTTCATATGAATATTTTTCTGCTTCTATTTCAGGATCATTATATATTTTTTCTATGGCATCATTCTTTTTACTAATTTTTTTTAATGATACTCCTACTAATTTTCCATCTTCATAATAATCAGCAATTTGTCCATTTAATACTTCTACATTACCTGACCAATCTTCATCTACTACTTCAGGGCTAAATAACCAAATATCAGCTGGGTTCCATTTATCTTCTTTCATTTTTGAAAATTGAAGAGATTTTTCATCTTCTTTTTCAAAAGATTTCATAAAAGCAGTATATAATCTTTCTACTGCTACTGAAGCTCTATGAAAAGTGTAGCTTTTATTAGGAAATAATTCATATATTTTATTTATAGATTTAACTATAGAAGAAACCCATTCAGGTTTTCTAATTATAAAATCTTCTACTTCATCAATAGTAACAACACCATCTACATATTGTGCTCCTTGTTCAAAATTTTCTTTAATTAAATCTCTTTCTGTAATAGGTCCTTGTATAATATAATAAGCTATAGCACAAGCATAACAATGAGCAGATTCTTGCATTTTAGTATCCGCGCCTGCTCCTGTAGGTTGGCCTCCAAATTCTAATGTTTTTTCAAAATTAGTTAATTTATGGGTATTACCTGAAGTATCAGTAAATATTAAATTTTTAGTATCAAAATCTTTGTTTTGGATTTTTTGAATAGATTCAGCAGATTTTTCTAAATCTATAATAATTTTAGAACCATCTTTTAATTCAAATTCTTCACCTTTATTAATTTTATCTAAAAATAAAACATCATTATCTCTTTTTTTTAAAGTATCACCCTTAAAAGGAGCTTCTTTTAAATTTTCAATAATAGTGTTTGAAGGTAAATTTAATTTTTCTAAAATTTGTTTAAGTATAGAGATATCAGAAGGGCTATCCAATGATGGATACCCCTTTTCTGACCTATAAGACCATTCTAATAATAACTCATCGAGAGTCATAATGTTATTTTATGATATTTGCAAGTTTTTGAAACCTTTCTTGAAGTGCTACCATTTTTCCATCCATTTCCATCATGTTACCTGCTGGAGCAGCTGGCATTTCAGGCATATCAGGAGCATCCATTTTAGGAGCATCATCTTTTTTGTTGTCATCATCTCCTTCAAAGAAATCTTTTAACATATCATAAATTGCTTTTAAAGTTTCTTCTGGATTTTCTTCACCCATATCTAAATCACCACCACCTACATCTACTTTAGGTTTCTTAGCAGCTTTGGGTTTATCATCTTTGGGTTTATCATCTTTAGGTGCATCATCTTTTTTTTCATCTTCTTGTTCTGCTACAAATTTATTGTATTCCTCAGCAACAAGTGATTTTAATTCTTTTAAATTCATTTTAAATTTCTTTTAAGTTATTATTAGTCTTATAATTCAATCCCAAAATTTAATATTAGTAATCTAAACTTAATTCCGGGATTCCACTTAAGTTCAAATAGAGTTAATACTCCAAATCTTAATGTAAAGTTGATAATATTTTTTTTATTACCTTCTCTCCAACTATTTATCCAATTCATAACTATTTATTTTTATTTATTATAATTTTAATCCATTTGAAAGGCCTTCTAAATATGCTGCCTTTGCTATTTCGTAATATGTTTTAACACCCATAGCTCCTTCTCTTAAAGAAATACCTTTTTCTTTTATAATTTCAAGAAGTTTAATATGTTGTTCACGAGTCATATCAGTTTTAGCTATTTCATATCGCATTTCATTAGTTTTTATAACTTCTTCTTCTTCTTCTTTTTCAATAGCTTTAAGTCTAACACCTAATGCTTTAATAGTTTCAGGTAAAGTTGATCCAAATACATCCCCAATAACAACACTATTACCTTTTCCATCTTCACCAAACATTTTTACATGTTTTTCTAATGTTTTTTCAAATTTTGCATTTGCTGTTTTTAGTAACTCATTATATTCGTCTGCTCCTCCTTCTTTGCCTTTAAATTTAGTTTTATAAGTATTAAGTAATTCATCTTTTTTAGCTAAAAGACTTTCAGGAGCTGGTTCGTCTTTAGTAAATTCACTTTCTTTACCTTTTTTACCTCTGTATAATAAATCATTAATAGCATCTTTTTCTAAATCAAATCTATTACCTTTAGCTTTTTTAGCTCCTTTTGTAGCAGCTTTATCTGCTTTTTCTTCATCGGCATCAAAATCTTTTTCTTCTTGTTCTTTAAGAACTTGTTTTATTTCATTTTTAATTGATTCCTTAAGTGCTTTCATTTTTATGTCAGCTTTTGTAGATACTTCTTGACTTTTAATTTTTGGTTCAGTCATTTTATCATTTTTAAATGCATTTTTAACTTCTTTCATTTTATTCATATCATAATGGTCTTTAAGCCAAGCTTTAAAATTTTTACCTTCAATTTTACTTCCATGATCCATTCCTGCTTCAAACTGCATTAATCCTGAGTAATATGCAGGATGATGATCTAAATTTTTTAAAACACTTTCTGTAGATTTTTCTCTTTCTTCAGGAGTAGATTCTTGTAATCTCATACATCCCAAAGCAGTTAGTTCATAATCCATACCTTTCCTAAATTCATATGGATTTACTCTATCTAAACGATTACCAGATCCAGGTATTCCCTCATTAGGAACTGTTTCTTCTTTTTTTGGATTATATCCGTAAAATTTATTATTTGCCATTATTTAAGTATGTTATTCCCCAATAAATATAAATTTATTTTAAAAGGCGTTATTGTTTTATGATTTTATTATTTATTATTTTATTATTATGATTTATATTTAAATTATAAATACCCCTTGGTAATTTAGTCATATCTATTTGTGTTGTTTTTTCTTTAGAAATAACTAAATTTCCTATCATATCATATAATTTTATATCAACTTCTTGATTTATATTTAATATGTTAATTATTGGGTTAGGATATATTAATAACTCACCATTTATTTCTTCTAAATCAACAGGCCATCCTAAATCACAATAATTATATAACTCAATACAATATGAATTCCAATTACCTGTACAACATTCAGTGTCAATTGATATTACCCACTCAAAACATTCGTTAGGTAACCAATATGGAACTCCAGGTCCACCACTACATCCAGCATCATATTCACAACTTCCATCATCTGTATTGACATTTCCATCGTAATTATAAGCATTAACATCAGTACATCCTGTTAGTATGTCAATACAAGTTCCATTATCTGTATTTGCTAATGAATCATAATTAAATGCATTAATATCAGTACATCCATAAATTATTTCAATACAGCTAAAATCTTCTGTATTTGCTTCTGAATTATAGTTGAAGGCTGATGCATCAGTACATCCATAAATTACAGGTATACATGAATCATTATCTGTGTTTGCTAATTCGTTATAATTAAATGCTGTTGAATCTGTACAACCATAAATGTAATCTATACATGAAAAATCATCTACATTTGCTAATTCATTATAGTTGATTGCCGCTGAATCTGTACATCCTTCAACTATTTCTATACATGAATCGTTATCTACATTTGCTTCTGAATCATAATTTAATGCTGTTGGGTCAGTACAACCATAAACAGTTAATATACATGAATTATCGTCTGTATTTGCAAATGCATCATAGTTAAAAGCGAATATATTTGTACAACCTTCTATCACTGGTATACATGAATCATTATCTGTGTTTGCAGATGAGTCATAATTAAATGCTGTTAAGTCAGTACAACCATAGATAGGTAATATACAACTACCATCATCTGTATTTGCTTCTGAATTAAAGTTTAAAGCTGAACTATCAGTACATCCTGGATATAAACAAGATCCATTATCTACATTAGCTATATAATTATAATTTATTGCTTCAGAATTAGTACAGCCAAAATATAAACATGAGTCATCTCCTACGTTTGCATTTTCATTATAATTCCAAGCTACATCATCCATACAACCAACTACTACAGGGATACATGAATTATCATCAAAATTTGCA